TCCGTTCAAATCTCTCATAATATATGGATACTCTGACTCTTGCGTTTGATGATGAGAGGTTGAGAGGTCGCAAGAGTCAAACTCTAAATTAGTTATATTGTTTTTTAATAGTCATGATACCACTAAAAATCATAACCATGAAAGATACAAATGCAAGTAAGTAATTTTCATTACCTATACAAGCACCTTTACAATCATCGATAAATCCTACCGCACCAACTGCTGATAGAAAAAATATTATTGCGTATAAATGTTTCATATTAACCTCTCTGTTATTTTAAATATAAAGGACCTGTCCATTGAATATGGTAGTTTCCCTCTAATACGTTTCCTCTGGCTGCATTTAAAGCAGGTTTGTTATAACCCGCAGCTTTAAAGATATCACCTTTTTTAAATCTATCATTATCGTGAATATTAACAAACGCAAATACAGAATTGTCTCTCACAATCTTGATATACTTTTGTCCAGCTTTTACTTTGATCTTGTCATCCCAACCATCAACTTGTTCTTTTGAATAACCTGATAACTCTTTACCACCAACAGTTGACATTTTAATATAGTCTTCTTTGGCACCGTTCATCATGTTATCAACACCTCTGAATAGTGTATCTGCCGTTTTTTCTACTTTGTACATATTAACCTCTCTATTGTTTATTCTTAATAATACCACATATAGGGTGTATTGTCAAGGGTGTTATTCAAAAAAAGCACTCTGAAAAGCCGTTGATTTTCCTACATTTCCTATAAGTTGTACATTCCAAGATACAGATGTTCTAGTTTTGTTCCCCTTTAATACGGGTACCCAATGATAAATCCAACTAGGAAATAGATAGATTCGGTTAGTTCTAGACCCATATGATAATACTGTTGCATTATCTAAATTTAGTTTCATAGATGGTTGTATAACATTTGCTTGTACACGTGGGTCTGCAAACATGATGCCAGAGGTATCCTCTGCGTCTGCATACCATACACCAGACCAACTATTATTGCTATGTGTATGAGGAGCATGATACTCACCTGGTTTCAATACATTTGCCCACATATCAGTAATACGTAAATCATCAAACTCATAATTTAATCTATCTCTAATAATTTCTTTGTTCGCTTCAATAATATACTCTGCGAATTGTTTAAAATTATTTTCGTTATGTAGATTTGGTCTTGATTGCCAATTAGGTAAGTGATGTTCGTATCCTAGATTAATAACATCTAGAAGTTCTTTGTGATATGGATAAAAATTATCGCATGAAAAAATGTGTGTGGGAAATACTTTTTGATGTTCTAATCTGCCAGTACAATATGTCATTTTACATAATCCAAGTCATTACACTATATCTGTTTCCTTTGGTAACTTTTTTAACTTCATGGTCATACATGAAATTACTAGGGAACACAATTACCGAACCTTGTTTAATTTCTGGTTTATATGTTTCGTCAAGCATCATAAACTCACCACCTTCATAACTATCGTTTAAAAATAGTAGTGATGTTAAATGTGGATAACCATATTTTTGACCATGACTTCTATAAATGTTATCAACATGTTTTTCATATATCCACCTTCAGAATAATGGTTCATTCTAAAAGCTGTATATGCTGTAGGTGTAATACGTGGATGTAATTTTATATACTCGTCAACTGCTGATCTAAATGTTTTTTTTAATACATCGTAATATTGATCTTTATCTGTAATCCAATATTCATTCATTTCAACTTTTTTGTCGGCACCAGTATTTTCTGTATTACTAGAAAATGTTGAGGTATCCCACAAAGCATTTTGTTGAAAATGATTTATTAATGCATTGCAAGTTTCGGGTGTAAGTTTATTATTATAAACTTCTATAAAGTCATCCCTTTGATTTTTCATTACTTTAACTGTGGATTTACAAAATCATCGTTCCAATTAAATGCTTCTTTAACTACATCTTTACTTAATCCTTTGTAAACTTGATGAAGTTTTTTATCTTTAGCCGCAACAAGCATTTTAGCTTCTGAATCATGTAATCCCTCTAACATTTGAATAAACATTGTTTCTTTCTTTGCTTGAGGTGTATCATGATCTGCACCTTTGATAAAGTGATATAACTTTTTAGCTTCAGTTGCTAATCTAGTATGATCTGTTCCAGCTGGAGCGTCATTCTGCATATATGGTACATCACCTTCTGGCATTGACCATTCTATTTTAGGGTCAAATGAAGATTTAATTACTATTCTTAAAGATGCATTATTATGATCTCTAAGTATTTTTATTTTTTGTGCTTTAGTTTTTGCTTTGTGAACCTTGTCAAGCACTTCAGAAAATAATAGTGTTGCTGAACTATTATCCATAACTTGGCCCATATTGTTTTTCATTGGTTCTCTAGACATTAAAAGTCTCCTATTGATTCAGTTAACTCTTTTAATCTATTCTCAATAAAATAAGTTAACAATTTACTTTTGTCGCCATATTTGGCTTCTTGAAATGTGGTTTTAATATTTTCTGATATTTCACTAGGAATACATTCTAAATCAATGAGAGTTTTATTTCGTTCATAGTTACGAATTACATTATCATTGACTATCTTACCTGTAAAATCGCCGTCTTTCCACGCTTCAATCTTTTTCTTACTTAAAGGTTTCTGTCTTAAACCTTCTACAAATACATCGTCATTGGACAATACATTTGGCACACCATCAGACGAATCGCCTTTAAGTATGTGTACTCTTATATAGTCCGCTGGGTCTTCTCCATTTACATATTTTTTTAGTATTGGACTATATTGGGTAACGTTAGAATATTTTTGTAGTTGAATAAAATCTTTATCACCAGATACAATCATAATTTTTTCATTTGGATATTCTTTAACCAAAGTAGCAATTACGTCATCTGCTTCTGCACCATGCACTTCTATATTTTTATATGGAAAGAAATCAGATAATTCTTGTTTAATTTTATTTAAACAATTAAAGATAGACTCCCAATCTTTACCATCTTTGGCTCTACTCTTACGTCTATTCTTTTTGTAGTGAGGAAAATAATCTCTACGCCAATAGTGTTTACTATCCCACGCTAAAACTAATTCGCCATGGTCTTTGACAAATTGAGTTCTATACATCCTAACCGAATTGAGAATCATATGTCTTACCATATTTTCATCAACAACATCGGTCTTATCCATATTCAATTGCATCATCAAACTAGCAACACTAATTTGATTCATATCAAGGATAATCATTTTTACCTACCTAATTTTTTACTACGCCCCATCGGTACTTTGACAGCACGAGCAATTTCATTTCCTTTTTTATTTATATACTCTACATTAATAGAGTCAATAACTTTTAAGTCTAGTTTATTTTGTATTGATTTTACTGCTTTTTTAAATCCTAAGGCTTCAATTTTTTCATCAAAACCTGTGTCATTATAAAAGTGATATTCTTTATTTTTTGGCATATAAGTCTTTCAATATTTTTTTTAGTGTTTTTATATCTAAGACATTATAATTAATTTCTGCCCCTTTGTCAAGGGTTGATTCTATCATTATTTTTTTAATGAAGTCTTGTAATGGATGTGTATATCCCAAAGTTAACATAGTATATGACTTAATTACTTCATTAATAAACGGTAGATATTTTTGAAATTCTTGTTTATCAAGTGGCACTCTATTATCTGTAAAAGAAGTTATCATCTTGACACACATTGCTTCAGTTAGTTCTTCGGTAAATACAAAATCAGCAGCCATCTTCTCTTTGGCTGCCCAATCTTTTTTACTGCCAGCTGCTTTCTGTTTTAATGTCTGTGTAAGAGACCAAGGCCCCTTTATAACATTATTTGGTATTTTAGTATCCTCGTTCACGAAATTGTTTTGCTCTTTCTCTTTTGTGGTTTCTAATACCTTGTTGTTTTGCTAATCTTTTCTTTTCAGATGGCTTTTGAAAAACTTGCCTATCTTTATAGTCTTGTAAGATACCAGACTCCTTAACAAGTCTTTTAAATCTTTTCATTGCCTTAGTCATATCTAATTCTGTGTCGCCACGAACAGTTACCATAAGACCTTCATCTTTAGGAAATTTTTTAAATTCCTTTTTCTTTTTATTACCATTAAAACTATTATTAAATGATTTAAATTGTTTTCTGGGTTTGTTTTGTTCTTGTCTCAAGAGACCTCCTATTTGTTTTTGTTTAAAATTTCTTCATTGGCCGCATTAAAAGCATTTATCATAAATTCATTTAATACTTGATCTAACTTATCTGATTTGATATGCACTTTTTTATTTAGATTGTCTTCTAGTAATTCATTTGAAACTTTTAAATCTGTAATAGATTGATGAATACTGTTAAGTTTATTTACAACCAATATTGAAGCCGTAGATGTTATAATCAATAATGTTATTACAACTCCTATTAAAAAGTTTTTCATATTATTTCCACCATTCATTTGCTTGTTCAATTGCAATATCAACATCTGAATCATCTTTTGTTGATACTTCTTTTATCTGATTAAAATAACACCAATTAGAACCACCAAATGTTATTGCACCTGTGTATCCTAAATCAGTATCATATTCTTTCGCACTTAAAGATTTATCATCTTCGGCGGCAACATCTGTTTTACTAACTGCGATACCTATATTATTAAGTTCGCCTGTTCTACCTTTGTCGTCTGTTATCATATCACCTAGTTTAATTTGCATTATATATTACCTCTCAGTTGTTTGTCAATTAAATTTTCACTTATTATCTCAAATAAAGTCTTTCCTTTAGAAAAGAGTTTTTTCTTTGCAATAGCAATCCTCTCTTCTATTCTTTTTAGACTTTCTATTTCTTCTTGTTTTATTGTTTTCATTATATTGCGTACTCCTCAATATCTTGTCCGTCTTGAGCAAGAGCATCTGCAAGATAATAATCCTCTTCACTAATCATATCGAAATCATCTGACAATACTTCTAAATTCTTGTCAAATATCTCTTCGTTCTTTGTTTTATCATTTACAGAAAATTTAGACATATATAAATCTCCTAAAAATGATTCGTTTGTTTTTTTGTTTTTCATAATAACCTCTCTGTTACTCTTATAATGTATCAGGTTGTGGGGGTATTGTCAACCATTAAAAAAGGTTAATTTTACTGTATTTTTGGGGGGTATCCTACTATCAAAAGGGGTTGAAATACCCGCTAGCGTGTCGCTGAGCGTGTCTATTTTACGTGATTCTTTGATTATAGTCCTAATCTACGTCTTTTTTGTTTATTTAAAGATGATTTGTGATATCTCTTTTTGTTACTACCTATGGTTGTCTTCTTAGGTGCTGATTTTCTATAATCTGAAGTGTTGCCGTATAGTCCTTTTGCCATGACCTATTTATATGATATCAAAGGTACCTAATATCATACAAACCAATATATAACACATGTAACCTAATAAACAATATCCTATTATTTTTTCGTAAATACTAAACATTAGGTTTGTATATAGTAATCAGTTCTTCTTTTCCTTTGACTTTAATCTTATCTATTTCAACTGATTTAATGTTCTCTAATTGTTCTTTTGTATATGATGAATATAAAAGAGGGGTTACTTTGCCGTTCTTGTCTTTGTAGTTCCTAGTCTGTGCTTCTAGTCTTGCGGCCAGATTAACTGCATCCCCAATAACTGAATAGTCTAGTCTCATTTCACTACCCATATTCCCAACTATACAAGTACCAGTATTGACACCAGAACCTATATTGATATCTGGTAATCCTCGTTCTTTAAACTCTGCTTTAATTTTATCCGTTTCTTCAGCACACTCGATACCTGTTTTAACTGCCATCTCAGCATGATTAGGACAATCCAATGGTGCGTTCCAAAATGCCATAATACAATCACCCATGTACTTGTCTATTGTTCCACCGTTCTTTAATACTATCATTGACATACGATTTAGATAATCATTTATTACATTGACTAATCCCTCTGGGTCATCTTTGTTCTTATAGTATTCTGATATTGGTGTGAAACCAACAATGTCCATAAACAAGAAACTCATTTCTTTTCTTTCACCACCAAGTTTTAATTTACTAGGGTCTTTAACTAATATTGCTACTTGTCTAGGGTCTAGATACTTTTCGAATTGTTTTCTTATTTGTTGTTTTGCTTTAAACTCTAATATAAATCTTAAAAACGTAGCATGAAATCCAACTATTGCAACCATGACCATACCCCATGATACATCTAATAGATAACCATAATGAGTAAATGCAAAGTATGTTTTAGCAATTGCACCAGTAAAGAATATTACAAAGTAAAGACCAATCCATGCGTATGCTAAATATCTAATGATAAGTATTGTTATAATCGTCCACAATAACGCACCAAGTAATTCAAATAAACTATCAAATCTTTTAATAGTCTCGCCATCTAAAACTGTTTGTAAAGTATTTGCCGATATAACATAATCGTATTGTTCACCAGTTGGTGTTGCAATCACACCACCTAATCCCTCTGCTGTCATGGCAATGATAACAGTAGTTCCAATTGCACCAGAAAAATCATCACTGGCTGCTGATATAGTTTTAAATTCTTTATTCCACCTTACCCATATTCTTGCGTTTGCATCTGTCTTTATAGTATCGTAACCAGGTACTCTCATTGCAACGATACCAAAGTCATCTGCTTTAACTTGATAACTAGGGTCTCCTACTGCAACTCTTATTACTTCGATTGCCATGTTAGGATAAACTTCATCACCTATTCTCATTAACAATGGTACTCTTCTAACAACACCATCTATCTCTG